ATCTTGACGAGGCCAGCAAGCTTGCCGGCCGTCAGTTGGATCTGGCCGAAGGTCACGTCGCTTTCGGTGATGGCTTGCGCTTCATCTGGGTAGTAGATCGTCGCGTGGCCAAGAACCTTGGGAACGGTCCAAGTCAGCGCGCTCATGACAACTCGCTTGCAAACTCGTCGAGCAACGCCGTACTCTTCAAGCAGGTTAACGAGGCTGGCTGCCAAGGGGTCAGGAACGGTGAATCCGCCCTTGTCGTCGGTGCCAACGCTTTGCGCTGCGAGAATTTCGCCGGCCTTGCTGCTGCCAGCTAGGTGAGCGAAGTACATGCCGGCAAGGTAAGCGTCCGAGCTGGATGCGAAGAATCTTGACTTTTGAGCTTTTGCTCGTGCAGGAATTGCTGCCACGTTGTGGATCTCCTTGGTATTGGATGGTGCAGCTTCAACTACTGCGGGGGTGATTCGTGCTTCTTGGATCTCGTCGATTCGTGCCTGCAAGTCCTTGCGAAGCTTGAGGTCGTTTTGAAGTTTGTCGTACTTGTCACCGAGAGCAGAGATTTGCTCGTCAGCAACTTCCGCGGAGATAACTTCCGCGTCAAGCTGGTCGGAAACAGCCTTGATCTCGTCAGCGATCGCTTCGATCTTTGCTGAGATTTCCTTGATTTGATCCATTTTTAGACCTTGTAGTGTGTAAGAGAATTTGGGTGGCAGGATCTAAATGATCCTACCGCGCCTCACTTTTGCGTATGAATTACCGTCTTTGCAACTGACACTCTTGCGCTCAAGTTGCTGATCTTTCTTACCAGAGCGTCGAGCATTTCGGTGTTACCTTCGGCTGGGAGGTGTGTGGAGTTTTGAACCGAGTGCTTGCCGCTGATCTCGACTATTTCGTCAACAAACCCATAGTCCAGCGCTTCCTGTGCTGACATCCACGTCTCATTGTCCATGAGCTTGAGGGCCTCGTCCTCACCGATCCCAGCCTTGTTCGCGTAGGTCGATGCGATGTCACCGTCCATCATCTCAAGGAGCTGCGCGGTGCTCATGAAGTCTCGGCAATTCCCAGCGGCCACCGTCCACGCTCTGTGGACAAAATACTTCGCGTTGGAATTCATCTTGACCTTTGAGGCCGCACAGCAAATGACCGTGGCAATCGAGGCAGCAAGTGTGTCGATGATTACCGTCACGTCCCCGTCATGCCTTGCGATCGCATTAAAGATTGCTAGGCCTTCCGTAACGCTTCCGCCCTCGCTGTCAAGCTCAACCACGACGTCCTGACCTTCAAGCTCTGTCAGTGCGGCGGAGAAGTCGGTTGCCGTACAGCCACCCTCAATGTCACCAATGGTGCCCCTCATTGAGATGGTGTTCTTTTCTTTTTGCAACAATATCATTACTTGCTTTCCTCGGTTTTGGTTTCTTTGTCGTCAGAATCGTCGGCCCCAGCATTGTCGCTGGAAGCACTCTCTTCATCTACGGTTGTTTGAGCTTGAGACACTTCCAGTGCAACCTCGTGAGGAAGCTTGTCACCCGACTCAACCGGATCAAGGTTGTGCATCGCCCTAAGCTCGTTGATTGTGGCAATGCCCTGCATTTGGAGCTTGCTAGAGTAATCCGCAATGGTGTTTGGGTCTGACTCTAGCAGTGCGTCGGTGTTAAACTTGACCTCGGTATTGGGGTCGTTGACAAGCTTCGACTCGATCTCTTGCTTCCATCGTGCAAGCCATCTCTGCAAGGTGTTTGTCACGTATGCAAGATTTCGCTCGGTGATCGATCGGTATGTTTGTCCGCTGTTATCTCCAAGGATACTTTCGAGTCCAAAGAGCAAAGCAACCTCTTCGCGCTGGAATCCCCTCTGCTCGAGGAACTGCGCATCATTGGCTGAGATTGGTAGTGTGCTTGCGGTAATGCCGTCGGTTAGCAAACCAGCCCTTCCACTGTTCTCGATCCCCTCGTGCTTCGAGTTAAAGTTGTCGAGCCACTCCTTTGCGTCCTTTGGGGTGCGGAACATGCCCGGAGGGGCTTCGAGCAGAATCCCCGGCCTGCCAGAATTCGCGATCGTTACGGCGGCCCCGTCTTGTCCGGCCTGTGTGAGACCAAAGACGTCCCTCGCGATGTCTATCACATGAAGGCCCCATATGCCATTGTACGACGTGTTCATGATGTGAAGCATGTCGCGATCGGGCACCTTCCACCAATTGTCCTTCCCAACCGGTCGAGTTCTTCCGATGATATCCTGCGCCTGCCCAGACTCACGCGTGACTATGTGCCACTTCTCACCCTCTACCATGATCGTCTGTACGTTGTATGGCATGATCGGGATGAGCCCGATCGGCGTACCCATGCTGTTGCGTTCGATATACGCGCGACCGTTTCCACATATCAGGGCATGAACCATCATCGTCTCGCGAAGAGTGAACGGCGTCATGATATTGTTTGGCTTCTTGTTCAGAAGCCTGTAAACATTGTTTTCGATGGTGCTCTGCGTGCCATCTTGGTTGTCCCTGTACACCTCGATTGGCATCTGCGATATGTGACCGCTGACCTTATTGACCGCATACATTACGGGAGCCAAACCAAGGCTGCTCTCAACGGTGACTCGCTGACCCGTCTTGCTTTGACTGACGCCGAGCGTTTCCATTAGCCATCCGGCTGGATTGGCCGCGGTAGATGTCCGCGTCAAAGAGTTGAATACTTTGCCGAGTTTCATTTGTTTTTCCTTTGTAGTTTTTCCTCGCAACTCGGGATCTCCTACGGACCCTTGCGTTACGAAGATTGTGTGAAAGTACCACGCCTCATGTAATGAAGTGCCCGCCGCCGCGCCCGATCGCAACCATCGCGCGACGGAACGCCATAATTGTCGCCACGAGCGGGTCGATCTTCTGTGATGAGTTGGCTTTGTCCAGCATCCACCGATCGCTCCTGTCTCTCACGGCCACCGCATTGCTCAGGCACCATCGCAGTAGCGGGTTTCCGTCGTGCCTTATCCTTCCGTCGGCCATCGCCTGTCGGAATTCGCTGATTGGCTCATTGAATTGGCTTTGTGTTTGGGGCATTGTTGCGATAACGATCCCCTGCTGTGACACTTGCTCGCCAAACTGTTGAGCTTGGTATGGATCGATAGCACAGTCGCTACAGTAGTAGTTCCAGTAGTCCTCTATGAATTCATCCTGTAGATCGACCATAGGCGTCTGAGTGACCTTGATCAGCCCGTCGTCGATCCAGTTGCAGAACGGCACGGCCGTGAGGTCTCGTGGAGTGTTTGCTGATATGTACGACTTGCATCGTATTTCATATCTGTAGATAGGAAGTCCTGTCTCGCTGTCCCTTTTCTTGGTTGGGAATCTTGCGACAAATGCCGCGGCTGCTAGGTCGTCACGGCCACTAAGGTCAATCCCCGCACCAACTGCCTCTGCCTCCCTCCAGTCCGACAGTTCGCCCTTGCACTTGTCATAATCCTCGAGGCTAAAGATACGCTCGGTGGAGCTGACTAGGATGTTTGCGTGATATCTCTTGAATCGATTGAGGGCCTGTGGGCTAGTCTTCGCTGGCTCGATCTGACTGCGAAGGAATTCCATCGATATGGATACCCCGAGATTCGGATTGGCCTTTATCCAGCAGTCCTCCGAGAATGGGTCATCGCCCTCATCGATCTCATAGATTGCGGCATACAGTCCTTCGTCGTTGACCGTCTTGTCGAGCACAGCCTTTGCAAAGCCAACCTCTTCGATCCACAAGTGCGACTGGTCGTCCCCCGCGGTAGTGACCGTCATTGTTAACGGCTGAACACGGGAACCGGAACCAGTCTTCATTGTGTCATAGAATCGTCGGTGCTGGTTCGTCCACGCGTGTGTCTCGTCCATCACCACCAGCGCGGGGTTCAGGCCGTCATAGGGGCGATCGGATCCAACGGCTTGAATATTCCCGCCATTGTGCTCGAACGTCATTAGCTTGTTTGCAACATGACTTCCGCCGCGAATGATTGGAGATTGGTGGCGCATTCTCAGGATCTCGGCCATGATCACCTTCTCAGCCTGCTCGCGCTTCGTTGCCGCCAAGATTACTTGTGCACGCGCTTCCGGCTCGCCGGTTGTTGGGTTGATATCGAATCCGGCCATAAGGATCGAGATTGCCGCCGCAATGGTACTGTTGTGCGTCAGAACGTAATTGCCGGTCATATAGACGCCGCCCTCAACCTGAACGCACTTCGTCCGGTCTTGTCGTACATACTCGACGCGAACGATCTTCCTTGTTCCGTCTTTCTTCCTTTTGCAGACACGCTTTGCCTTACGGGCAAGGCGAAATGGCATCACATGGTCAGGCGGAAAGAACGTGATTCGCTGCCTCTCGCCAACGATCTTTCCGTCGAGCTTCATGTCGCTGGTTTTGCATTTGGAGTAGATGCCAATCGATGCAAGGAGTCGTTTCACATCAGTCGCAAGACGTCCCTTCTTTTGCGTGAACTCGCACTGACCCTCTTTGCTGATCGTGCCATCGGTGTCCATCAGTCCTTGCAGCAGTGCTATCCTCTGCTCGACGCTCGCCGTGAAGTAGACCTCTGGGATGTGCTTGTTGCCAAGCACGCCAATACCCCTTGCCGCTGGGTTCCACCCAAGCATTGAAACAACCCTAACGTCTCGGCCCTTTCCTCCGTTGGATACAAGACGAGTCTCAAATCCATCAATGTTCTCAAGCAGATTCGGCAGATCGTCGCGATGACAGGTGATTCTCTGTCCGTTCGTAGCGCCATCTCCAAGCCATGCACCAAGCGTATAGGGGTCAATCGGGAGATACCTGTGCTGTCCCTGCACGACTGCGTTCGGGATACGGAACTTCGCACCTTGCCTGTTGCTGAGACTTTGCTTTGCCAGCCACTTCGTCTCGACAGTTTCTTCGCTGAACCAGATCCGCCGCTTCTCCCCGTTACCGCCCTTCTTGTGTCTCTTTAGATACACCCACTCATGATTCCCGTCGCACTCGACGACTTCACCGTCGGAGAACTCGACCTGATAGACTGGACGATCTTCCCATATCTCGCTCGTGGCAAGTACCCTAACTGGCTCGCCATCTCTTCCGATTAGGTAGTCGCCTTTCTCGACCTCGCCCATTGTGGTCGTTCCTGTGGGCGTAGGGAGGACAGAATCGAGCGTCTCAGCCTTTCCGTTTTTTCGGCCCATCGACCAATAGATTCTTCTAAATCTTCTCCCGCGCCCATCCTTGCGTTGCCACCCAAAGATGTTTGCAACCGCAAACTGTTGCCACGATTCTAGGACGAATGGCTGGCCAGCATGTTCGCCAATCGAGTGCCTAAACAGGGCTGGGATAGCGTTGCAGGCTGCATCGGCCTTTTGCTCGCTAAATGTGTATGGAAAGTCGTCGTCGGATTGTTTTTCCAAGTCATCAAGATAGCGATCAACGGCGAGCTTGACATATTTGCCGGCCACGATATGTCCGCCCTTGACGGAGAGAGCGTAATCGTGGTACATCAGGATCCCTTCATCATTCGCATGATCGACGCGATCGAGGCCCCCTCTTCTTCCTCAGCGTCAGATTTCGCCACGCTTAACCTCGCGCGCGATGATGGCGACAGTCCAAGCTCTGAGAGAAGCTTGGTGTGCCTATCGGCAAGCTTGTGGAATGTGACGGACTCGGTGGACGTCTTTCCGTCATCGTTTTTGTGGCCATGCTTCGATACGTGCAGATAGCACTTGACCCACTCCGAGTACGTAGTACAATAGGAGGCTAGCAGGTGCGTGTCTGTTCTGCTGAGTATTCCACAATCCTTCAGAACGTCTACAGTTTCGTTCCATACGGATAGTGCCAACTCATCAGATTCGACGTAGAAGGGAGCAATGGGCAATCGATCGTCCGCTTTAATTGTAGTTTTTGGGCGACGCTTCGGATTGTTTTTGTATGCACCTTCCGCCTCTTTGACGGCATCTGCTCTAGGTTTTCTTCCTCTGACCATGCGAAACATCCTACCGCGCCTGAAAGGACTTTAGAAAATGAGTTTTATTATTCCAAGGACGATTGCGGAGATGAATCCGCGGATCGTTCCGATAAGGAACGGCAAGAAGTGCCCGTCGATCAAGCAATGGACAGAAACGAGTCACCGCGTCAGCGATCTTGTTGACGACGTCAACCTTGAATTTGTCGATGATGACCACGATGCATACGGTATCGTCATCGATGACCATATCATTGTCGTCGATGTTGACGTCCATGAGGGCGGGGAGGATGGGTATGCGAGCCTCGGAATGATCGCAGACGATGGTGGACCGGACCTTCTGTCTGAAGCCAAGCTGATCGTCGAGACACCATCCGGCGGGCTCCACCTCTATTTCACCAAGAGCGAATCGCTCAAGATCAAAAAGACGTGCAGCGCGTATCCCGCGATCGACATGCTCCAGACTGGGTGCCAAGTGATTGGGCCGAACTCTCGTGGCGGCGCATATAAGATCAAAAAGGACGGGATCCCGTCCCTGATTCCGCGCTACATCGAGGACTTCTGGGGCAGGCCGGCCCCAAGGCTTGTTGATTATGGCCAAAATGACTATGCCAACGACCAATACCAAGATAGTCCGATCGACGACTTCAACCGATCTGGACGCGGGTTCGACTGCCTCATCCAAGAGTTGAGGGCGCGTGGGTATTCTGTCCGCCAGAGCGCAGCAATGAAGGCAACATTCACTCGGCCAAACAAGACCGATATGTCGTTTTCGATTTCCGGCACGATCGGTTCTTTGTCGAAAAATGGCAACCTGTTGCTGCGCAACTTCTCAACATCTGACCCGACATTCCCGTCAGAAGAATCAGTGACCATCGCTCACGCATTTGGCTTGCTGACTGGCTGTGACAAGGGGGGGCTACCAAAGAAGCTCAGGGAGAACGGATTCGGCAGCAGTAAGGTCAATCCCGACAGCCTTCGCGAGATCATTGACGCATTTAAGTCTGGTGGCAAAAGGGAGCGCAGGCTCACGGGAGAAGAGATTGAGGCCTCGTTCCCAACCATCGGGTTTGATGATCTTGTCGCGGAGAACAACGGCGAACGACGGGAGTACATCATCGATGGCCTTCTCAGGTCAGGGGAGGTGATGAATGTCATCGCGGCACCCAAGATGGGCAAGTCGTATCTCGTCTACAATCTCGCGCTGGCATTGTCAACCGGTGGCCAATGGATGGGCTTCAAAAGTGGACGCAATGATCTGAAGATTCTGATCGCGGACAATGAATTGCATCGAGAAGAACTGGCGCACCGAGTGAAGGCCGTTGCATCGGCCATGGGGATCAAGTGCAATAAGAATCTCCACTTCACTTGTCTGAGGGGCTCTGATATCGACGTGAACGGCCTCGACTCAAAGCTCGACGAGATCGGTGGCTCGAGATTCGACATTATCGTGATTGATGCGCTCTACCGAATCCTCCCAGCCGGCGCCAGCGAAAACGACAATGCGGCCATGACCCAGCTCTACAACCGACTCGACGCGATTGCATCGAAGTGCGATGCGGCTGTAATCTGCGTGCATCACACTAGCAAGGGCGCACAGAGTGACAAGAGCGTCACCGATGTTGGGGCTGGTGCTGGTTCAATATCTCGTGCAGCCGACACTCACCTAGTCATCCGGCCGCACGCGGAGGATGGCCACTGTGTGATCGATGCGGTGACGCGATCGGGGAAGTCCCCAGAGACAGTCACCGGAGTCTTCGAGTATCCACTGTGGTCCGTGTCCGACATCAAGCCAGAACTGAAGTCATTCGAGGCTGGGAGGTCGCAGGTGAACGACAAGCGTAAGATGGAGACTTTGGAGAACCTGCGCATGATGGGGGAGATAGCTAAAGAGCACAGCCCGATCTCGTGCCAGTCACTTCAAGACAGAGTGAAATTATTTATTTCTTCTAGGACGACATTCCAAAAATATAAAAAAAATCTTGTCGAGTCTGGAGAGTTCCAAGAGGTAATAATTGGCAATGTTCGGCACCTACAGTGGGTTTCTGGCACCAACGCCGAGAAGGCCCCTGAGAGGCCCCAGAATCGATCCTAGGAAAAGCTGGTATGATCTGTCACATTTCGTCACAGAGGCTCACAGAGGCTCTCCTAGGCCCACTGAGAGCGACTGGAAGATTCCTCGGCGCTTTGTCAGGGCTAAAAGTGGTTGGTGTGTCACCACCCACCACCATCAGGGGTTGTTGTTTATAACAACCCTGTGGTGGTGGTGGTACCACCACCACTGTAAATCCCCAGTGGTGAACATGAACAAACCCCCCACTAGGGGGGTGGTGTTCACTACACTGTGGTGGACACGCGTCGCGGGGTGCTTTTTGGGTGTGAAAAAAAACTTTTTTTGACTTTTTTTGTCTAAGGAGGGAACTTTTTTTGGGTCGTTTTTTGGCAAAATGTGTGACATATTGTCACACATGAAGTGTTTCGATAATCCGCAATATGAGGTAAAATGTTAAGATGGGTAAGCTAATGTTAAGTGAGGTAGACAAGAGGATCTGGGAAAAATACGGAAACAGGGTAGTTAGGGTAGGATCTTATTGGTCTCGCCAGCTCACCGTTCTGTGCCATTGCCACAAGTGCAACGGTACGTTCCGTCAAAAGGCGGAGAGTTTGTTCAGGGGGTACACGACTCGGTGCCGATGCAACTACGACAAACCAGCTCCCAGCCCAGACCGAAGTGGCCACCGTGTTCTCAATCCGTGGGACATTTCAGAAAATATTGTCATTCCCTGCGAGAGAGCGGTTGACGAAAGCCGTTTCCGCGGTTTAGAATGATCTCTCACATTTCCCAGCCAATTAGGAGCAGTCATGGATCCAGCGCAAGCGATCAAGAAAACCCTCGTGCAGCTTCGCGGGGTTGAGGACGTTGAGGTGTACGCACTTTCGGCGGGTGCCGTGCCGGTCGAGGTGACACTCGATGGCCGCCCATCGATATCTTGGTTAGTCCTCCTGTCCGACTGGAATTCCAGTCTCGAGGAACTAATTTCCAGAATCGAAGAAGAAACCCATTAAGAGGATACGCTACAATGACGAAGATCAAGACAAGAAAGCCCAAGACCGTGAGGTCGTATTCGCCACGTTGCAGGGCGGAGGTGTTCTCCGATAGGAGACTCAGGCGGCACAAAACTAGACAAACCGTTAACGGGAGAGCGATCAGTGAACAGGTTAAGTAGATTTTCGGAGCTATGCTTCGCGATCGTGTGGGTGGCGCTTATTCTCGCCACGCTGGCGTCGGTCAAGGTGCCAAAAAAATGTGCAGTCTGCGGAGAGGATACACCGGCTTACCGGTGCTTCATCGACGAGATTTTTGAAGTTTGTGACCACCGTACCGAGTATATTCATTGGGAGTGCATCGGAAATGAGTAAGACAGAACCAAACCACTACGAATTCCCTAACGGCGCCAAGGTGATTGACATTACGCGCCACCTAGGATTCCTCGAGGGCAATGTCGTGAAGTACGCGGCAAGGGCCGGCCGCAAGGACGGGGAGTCCCGACTGGACGACCTGAGAAAGGCTCGGTGGTATATCGAAAGGGCCATCGAAGAGGCAACTGACGACGAGCTGGAGGATCTCTGCGACCCTCTCGTGGACGATTCGATCGAGGAAGTCAGGTGCGTAGGACCATTTGACATTGTGGCGCTGCCTCGCACTGAGACGATCCTACAGGGCCATGACGAATACTTTAGCGAAATGGACGACGAGTGGCACAAGATACCGCCCCACGCGATCGGATTGTGGGCAGATGATTGGTGTGGACCTCATGTCCACCTTCGTGGGTATGCTGGCCGAATCTCTGACGCCACACATCACAGCCGCTTCAAGGCCAAGTACGGCAGAGACAAGCCGCCGTCTAACGTAACGTGCAAACCATCTTACTTTAATCGGGGAGAAGAAGAATGAGCGGCAGAAAAGTTGTAGTAGAGATTGAAAGGTTGGCTCGCCAACTTCGCTGGGTGGGCTGTGAAGAGGGGGTGGATCCCTCTATCCGCGACACGGCTAACGAGTCTGCCGATGCGCTTGAAGCTGTGGCAGAACTCTTGCCGGCTGCCCATAGCCTAGTCTGCGCTGCGTCACTGAGCGACAACCTGCCAGTGCTCCTAGGCGCAAGCCATACGCTGGCGGCAATGAAGAAACTCAGGGAGGCGGTGGATCATGAGCATCAGTGAGCTGATTTCGGGAATACTCCAGCCATTCTTCGATCTGTTCCCTCGGATTGAACAACGGCCCGCGGAGTACGAGTGGCTTGTCGTTGAGACGTGGTGGGGTGGCGCAAAGTCGCGACGTTCGCCCGTCCTCCATGTCCCAGCCATCACACACGTTGAAAGGTACCCGCGATCGGAGTACCCAATCGACGCTGGCTTTCAATCGCTGGTCACTGCCGACGGAACGGCTGTGACGGCCAACGCAACCGCGATCGTCTTCGTTGATGATCCGATTTTGCTACGCACGCAAGTCTCGTACCACAATTGGGAAGAGTGGGTGGCCATGCTGGTGCGTGGCGCAGTCAAAGATGTGCTCTCTTGTCACAACTTTGCCCATTTGCAGGATGACGCAGAGGCACTAATTGAAGATTTTTTGTGTGGCAGATTGTCGCAGGCAGGAATCTTCATTGAGCAGCTCGTACTGGAGGACTTCACGCCGACAAGGCCCTTCCGCCTTTTTGTGCAGCCTGTAGGCGATTAGCGTCGTTCTAAGTCCTTTTGTGCAAAGCACTTAAAACCCATGCCCCATTATTAGGCGGAAACGCTCAATAATGGGGCATTTTTCGCAACTA